AATGCACCCTTCACTGCTTCTTGACCTTGGTCAATCAAAGAATACAATTCACCACGAGTATATTCGTAATCTTTTTGTTGATCATCATCTTTTGATTTGACTTTTGGCAAGTTAGGTTTCTCAACAGGTTCTACGTCCATGTTAAGAAGTTCCTCCATATTATCTTCTAGGTTCATAAGTAACTAATCCCTTCATTGAATCCAAAATCATCACCAGCATCTACTAATATATCATCTGCTGCATCAATTTGACCATCTTGATTGATATCAGTTTTTGCTTTTGGTGTATATGTTCTAGTAATAGTTCTACGGTTGGTTGCTGCATCACCAAGTGTCTCGTGTATAATTGCTTTCTTAATAACATCTGCAGTGTTATAAGGACCGTATAGAAAGGTCTTCATTTGAAAGTTAAGAGTGTAAACAATATATCTACGCTCATAGAAACTATCATCCCATGTATCCTCATATGATACATTGTTTAGTACAACAGCAATGTCTCTCTTCTCATTCATATCAGGTATCATGTTAAGAGTAACACTGAAAGATGGTTGGAAGTATGGTAGTATCTGCTCAGTAATTTGTAAAGCATCGTCTTGTGACTTTGCCATGACACCAAGTTCAAATGATAGATTGTATGGTACAGGAACATACTGCACTCTTACCTCACCACCATTACCATCAACAATAGTTTTGTATTTCTGTATAGGAGATGTCTTACGAGTAGGATCGTAGTCAATGCTAGTCATCTCAAAGTACAATCTCGGTAGAGTGATTGCTACTTTTCTATTGCTAGTGTTTTCTTCTAGTCTTACAATAAATTTTTGTTTAGGACCGTATGCTAACGGTACTTTCATTTCTTCCAATACAGCACCAGTGCTTGGATCTGTGCTCTTCAGTGTAATATTATTGAAGAGTGTTCCAAATGCTATGATGTTCTTACGAACTATCTGGTTGTAAAAGTGATTACCTAACATTATATGCTACCTGTAAAATTACCAAACTCACCGAATGGATTACCTTCTGACCAATCAACTATATTGTCAGCAGCATCTTCGATTTGTCTATTTGCATCATACTCACTATTTGTATCCTGTAGTGTATCGAAGGTTGATACAACCCATACAGCACCACTGGTATTACCTGTAAGTGATTCGTTTGCTGCAAATGTTCCAGTCCTATTGATTACCTGTAGTACTCTTGTAGAACTATCCCATGACTTAACTTCTGCAGTTGTAGAAGTAGTACCACCAGTAACAGTCTCACCAGTAGTAAAGTCTCCTGTACCACCTACTCCCATAGACAAAGCAATAGCACTATCGAACAACTCCTCTATAGCATCTATCTCTGCAACACCTGTAGCAAGATCGTCTGAACCAACCTCGTATAGTTCTGCAGTGATTGCATAAAATTGTATCTTACCAAACTGGAAGAATGGTTCTTCCTTTCCAACATACTTAATTTCATACAAATCTTCTGTAAGAGGATAGTATAATAAATCCCCTTCATTAGGTCTACTAGGAACTGTAAGTTTCGCAGACATACTATGCTCTGCTACTTCCTCGTCCCATCTGTTTGTAGACACACGAAAGATTATCTCGTCTGTAATACGTAAACCAAATTTACTTATAAATTCTGCATTGTCTCCAAAACCCATTACATTTACAAGCAACATTTCAATTTGAAATTGATCTTGATACTTAGTGTATCTGACCTCATCCAATGTGCTATCTGCTAAGACTGTTTTGGGTAGATAGTATATGTCAGAACCAAAGAGTTTGATTTGCTCATCCACAAGATTCTGAACCAAAGTTTGTTCGCCACTGTGACCTTGGTGATAAGTTGGGAAGTAGGGACTTGTAGGCATTTTATCCGATCATATCCATTGGTGGTATAGCATACTTACTGAGAACCTCACCTTCGATCTTCTCAATTTCTGCTAGTGCGTCCATGTAAAGTTCTCTACCATTAAGTGTTACACCGCCAGGTAGTTGAACATTGTTATACTTGATCAAGTTCTGACCCCACTGTTTTTTTAACAATGAAGTAGCATATCTTTTTACAAATATATCATTATACATTTCGGTTGCATCATTTGGGTCTATCATACGATGAGCCTCTATCAATAGATTCTGTCCTTCTTGTAAGAAGTCTTTATCTATATCTAGATACAAACGATCACGACGCTGAGTATATCTAAACTGCTGGAATGAACCGTTGTTTAAAACCATATCTAGAGTTTCTAGATATTGCTTAGTCATATAGTAGTTTAAGATATCGAGGGATCCAAAAGCATATAAGTCATTTAAGAACATTCTATACTCAACACCAAATAAGTTAGAACGAATAGAGTTACCTACCATTCCAAATACCTTACTAATACCAGTTACATGAGCTGGTATGGGTATATAATTTGTTGCTTCATTCCAAGTTACAGTATCAGCACCATCTGTTTTTGATGTAGAAACAGTTGCTGCAAGACGAGTCTTATCAGCAGCAGTTATCTCGTGTACTAGATAACATCTCTCCATACCATTGTAACAATTCTCTTGAAAGAACTGAAATGTGTCGTCAATTACATTGTTTACTTGCTCATCATCTACGTTAACTTGCAAGACAGGTTCACCTAATTGCCTCTTGGCATATGTAATCAATTCTGTTTTTGTACTTGGAGATGCCATTACCCACTATAATCCCTTCTTAGTTATTTAGGAAGGATCAACGCTTGCGGGTGCTGAGTCAGGTGCTGGTGCTTCTTCTTGCTCTAAAAGACCTAGAGTTTCTAGTCCTCCTACAAGTTTTAATTTATATTCTTTTGCTTTTTCTAATTGCTTTTCTAACTCTATTATCTGAGCATCAGTCTTACCTATTTGCTCTTCAAAGTTATTTTTTAGTTGTGATGGATCCATGGTTATCAAGGTAAAAAATTAAAGTTTATTACGAATCTAGGTTTCTTTGTGGGTACGCTACTTGAATGATATCGCAGACCATCAAAGAAAACGCATCTACCTTTTACAGGAGATACTGTACTATTTATAGGGTATTCAGCAAGCGGTTCTCCGTACATTCTTTCACTAAAATACGTGTCACCATCACTGTCTGATGCATAGTATAGACATACCAAATGTTGATCTGGTAAGTCAACATGCATAGAATCATACTCTTTTGTTCTCACACCTGGCGTCTGTAAAAAACATCTACCACGTATGACTTTAGATATTGATATACCTGTATTATAACATGCTTCAAATACTAATGGAAGAAACAATCCAGAGTATTTACTTGTAGAATTACCATTCAATATAAACATATGAGAGAAACCTACTAACTGACTCTCACCATCTTCACTAAGATTGTCATGATACACCCACCTAAAGTCTGTATCATATCTCATAGTGCTCTCTAAAAGATTCTGATAGTTAGGATTAATACAGTTGTCCTTAATAATGTTCTTCATCTACACCCTCCACATTCCATATTAAGTTACCAGATACTGTTACCCGTTCTTTCTGTGTAGACTTGAAAGGATATACAGCATGCTTAGTTGTAGATGGAAACATAAGTATTACACCATTCCAAGTTTTATCTACTGGTAATACATCTGCTTCTAATTGAAACGCACCATTACTATTATGTGATTCTCTTTCTTCAGAACCATATGGTATGTCTGTAAAGATTACAAAACTCACAATACCAGTGTGTGTATGTATAGGATTGTATTCATACTGTTGCTGGTAATTTACCCACAGGTTTCTCAATCTTATAAAAGGTGTTACGTCTCTTGCTTCTTGAAAATCCCACGGGCATGTTTGATACACCTGTGACCATAACTCTGTAGATAGTCTAACAACATATTTTTCAAACTGTGGACTCCAATCAGATAGACTTGACTGTTGTTCTAATGCACCAGCAAGTTTATGATTATAATTCCAAGTCTCTTCCTTCCTTCTTCTCTGTGTGTAAGAAAGTAATTCTTGATATAAATTTTGTGGCATTTTCTCTGATAGAAAAGAGAAACTATTTTGACTGTACATCATGCGTATAAATCTGCACTTAAACTATATCGTTTTTCATTTTGAATACCTTTGCCAGGCATGTGTGGTAAGTTAGATGGAAAGATAAACCAAGTTAATTCTTTCTTAGGTAAAAAATATGGATCTCTCTTTGGCATAGGAAACATAGTAGTTCCAGACTCACCTAGTTTTATATACATTATACCAGATAATGTGAAAGGATTGTTTGGATTGTGTGAATGCATATATGGTTCTATTGGATTATCATTCCAATCTACATACACCCATGAATTTATTTGGAAATCAAATATATCCATACCCCAATATCTAGAGCAAGCATCATGAAATGTCCATTTTAATTTTTTAATAATAGGTTCATCATACTCTAAGAAGTCATCTTTGCCATTAGTAAAGGTAAGTTTAGATACATGAGCTATGTTTTTAGTGAGAGAATTGTTTTCAATATTAGTATCAATAAACTCTACAAGTTTATCTGCATCAATGTCTACTGGATATTGTCTAATTCCTAATACCATTTTCTTGTATTCTGTGCAATTATATTATCGTGAATCTCAGGATCACAAAATGAGAAAGCAATAGTAGTTCTAATCTCATTACCTATTAATGTATTAGGTGGTTGTCCTTTGTGTAACCAATTAGAAGGAATCAATGCACCTGTATTAGGTACATATGGTGTATGATGATACTCGTCATCTGGTGTTTGACATACAAACTCACCGCCCCATTCCTGATCCCAATGTGGTTGATTGAAGTATATAAATGTCCAGACATTATGCTCTTCCCAATCTTTATGAAACATTGTATTCTGTCCTGCTGTCTGTCCATTAGCATGTATCTTACAGAGTTTGATATCTCTTCTAAGAAATTTCATTATCTTCAATCTAACTGTAGTAGCACACTTAGTAAATATCAAATCAGTTCTCAATGGATGCTGCCATGATACTGGATCTCCTTTACCATAAGATGCATTATTAAATGTCCATGTAGCAAGTGAGTTCATAGATGGTGATCTACGATTAAAGTAATCCCACAATGGTATTCTCTCCTCTTCAGATAATACATTGTATATGACGTGAGGTTTATTCATCAATCACCCCATATTTGAATTGTGTATCTATACTCAGGTGCATCATGTCCAACAGTAGTTACTAGATGACTCTCACTACAGTCATTTAATACTAGCATATTTTGTTCTGGTAAAACTGCTCTGTATACATCAGGTTTACTTTGATCTTCATCTAAATTTAGATCAGCATGATCCATCCATACAAACCAACCACCAGCATTTGGATGCCAATGTTCATTCAGATATATTGTTGCACCAAACAAATGATGAGTGTCTGAGTGTACTCCAATACCAGCACCTGGTTGCCATACATTATATCTACATGTCAACTCCTTATACTCAGGTGCATGTGGTTTTAGATATGTTGATATCTCATCGCTGAATACTTTAGGAATATCAGTGGCAATAGTTGATCCATGAATACCCTGTCTTAAAAATGGTTTCCATGCAAAGTTACTAGATGACCAACAATCAGTATTCAACTTAGATCTAAAGTCGTCTACACATGCATTAAGTAATTGTTTAGGTAAAAAGTTTTTTATAATTTTCATACCCACCAAAGCCATCCAGTTATAATATATTTCTCATGTTCCTCTGATATCACACCTCTATGTTTATGGGTAAGTCCAGCAGGAAAAATTACTGTGTTACCTTTCTTTGCCTCTACAGTATACTCTTGATAAAAAAATTCAGTTCCAGCATTAGGAACATCATTTAGATATGTGATGTATACGAATGCTCTATCACAACCATCAGATCCTGATGCATCCACATGCCAAGTATAAAAACCATCGCCTGGTTTATAGTATTGAATCTGTGGTAGTCTTTGCATTACAAATTCTTGATTATGAATAGTCAAAGAGTTTAAATAATTATCAATAAATCCATTCAACTCGTCTTGATATAAATCAAATTTATAATCATTAGGTTCTCCTAGTGGAGCAGCATCTTCAATAAAAAAATCTCTACTCTTTTTTATCTCAGGCATGACACTACCACCACCTACACGACCAGCATAAGTTAAATCTTTTTTGTCAGCGTCTTTGTATAGATCTATAAGACGATCACATATACCAAGATCACTCAATGTATATTCTTTTATAAATCTCATTTAAATGCAGGTCCTTGTGTCCACCCAACAAGAGAATGTCTAACACCTTTAGTCACTGGTTTAACTCTGTGTGGAGTATCAGCATGAAATATTATAACATCCTTCTTCTTTAATTCTACCACATTTTTTTCTGTTGTCTGTATTTCAAATTCACCACCTTCAAAATCATCATTTAACATAACTGTAAAACTTATTTTACGTATCCTATTATTAGGTCTCTTACCTTTTGTCCAACCCATTTCATCACAATGCCAATCATAAAAATCACCCACATCATATTTTGTACGTTGTAGAGGTTCCATAAAATTTACATCTAAATTCCAGTCACATTTTGTATTAGCAAAATGCACAAGACCATCCATCATTGCATAGACTTCATCATTGTCTATCCAACACGCTTTTGAACTTCTATCTTTATGATCCTGTGCCTGATATTTCTTGCCATCCCATTGATCTGTTTTACATGATTCATAATCTTGATATGGTTTTATTGCTTTTTCTAATTGTGGATAGAAATCATCATCAAGATGGACTACCATATATTGATGTTTGAATGAATTCATTTTTGTAATACCATAACATGTATGCCATTCCACCAACCATTAGGATCTTCTGGAATTTTAGTTAGTATTTTTCTTTCAAATAATAAATTAAGTTTGTGTTCTTTTACCCAGAACTCAGACGATTGCACAACGCCCATAAAGTTTGCATCATCAATAACAAGAATAAACTTGTCCGCAAGTGCAGGAATTAAGAATGTAAGATTATCATACTGAACTTGTGGGTCGTGGTCTGCGTCATAGAAGATTACATTAGGTTGTTTGTGTATATCTCTAGGAGTCAGATCTTGTATTGACTTAGCACAAAAATATTGCTTCTGTTGTAGTCCTGCCCAGAATGTTTTCTTAGGGTCTTCGTATCCTTCTACCTCTACTTCATCTCTAAAAGGTGATATCTCTTTCTCAGAATAATTATCTATAGCAAATGATTCTACATCTCTATTCATAGTAGCAGCATAGAATGTACTACCAGCATGAACTCCTAGTTCCATGTAGATTGCATCAGGTTTAGATAATAGATTGTTTAGAAAATGTCTTACTATATTTGATGACAAACCTTCATACTTATATCCTTCTTCTACAAAATTACTTTCTCTTCTTGCTGCCTTGTCAATAGATTCTAATACTAATTTAATGTCATCATCAAAATGTCTATCATTCTTTTTCATTCTAGACTGAACAACAGAATCACAGTAATTACAATCCCAACAATCAAACTTACAAGTCTTAATCTTTTCACGCCATATATCAATAGGTCTTTCTTCTAAAGAAACGTCTTCAATATATTCATTAAACTGTGGATGTAAAAGTTCTTCATTAGTTTTCCATCTATTAATGATGGTCATACTCTCATAGAGACGCATAGCATTTTCTCTACCATGCATCTTGAATACATCTATACCAAGATCAACAAATTCTTCCCAGTCTTTTCTCCATGGAGGAATAGTTGCTGCCTTTAATGACGCAGCAGGATCTTTCTCATCCCATGTAGAACACGATACTCTACTAATACTATCATTAAAATATTGTGGATCATCTTTTCCTCTTACCATATTATAATGATAATGTTCTGGCATGATCGGACATCCGCCCCAACACCACTCATTGGAAAGTAATGATATCTTAACAGGTTTACCTATAGAAGCACAATATTCTTTTGCTTTTTTAATTCTAAGAAGAGAATCTCTATCACGCATAAGGTCTCTATCTAGATTAATATAATAGAACCCTGCCTTTGCAAGATTTACTATTTCATTAGGTCTAGTAACTTCTCTAAGAATAGTATTCTTTACTTTTAGTTCTGGAAATTCTTTTTGAATTTGACCAGTCAGCATCCATGTTGTGTGTGGTAAGGTAACTATACGAACACCATTGTCATATAAGAATCTAAAATTCTCAATAAAAATATCCAAGTTCTCTTGTGTAGGAGGAACTTGGATATTATTAAATGTTGCAGACAAAGGTATCCCAGTCTCCTGTGATACAAACAAAGCATTTAAAGTTGTCTCTCTGATGTCACCATCAATTACGTCACCCATCGCATCTTGCGTGAAGGGTGGCATACGACAGGTAAAATAGATGTCATAGATATATTCCTTGTGTTCTTTTAGAAAAGGAATAAATTGGTTTACTACAAAATCTTCAGGTAATTTTGTATTAAGAGGTAGCGAGAAACTTGCCATAATCTACGATCACTGCTTCCATATATAAATGTTCTTCACCAGGTTTATCTACTAAGATACCCTTGTGTACTTCTGCTAATTGTTCCAACTTTTCTTCATTTAATGTTGGGTATGTAATAGTGTCGCCACTTGTATCCCCTAATTCATACCTTTGCCATATAGCGTGATGAATTACAGGCAATAGATCAAGATGTCTACTTGTTGGATTAAAAAATCTATCCATTTTCCTCTTGTAATTTGTATTGGTTTTCACCCTGTCCACTATATTTATGATCTAACAGTTTAGGCATTACTATACCTTCCTGTGCTAACTGATGTTGCAGTTGCGGTGCGATCATTTTATTTAGTTTGTCAATACCACCACCAATCATACCAGAATACTTAACAGCAACACCAAGTGTTTCTACTTGATCTTCCTCTGGCATATCCATAATTGTAGTCATGTTACCAGAACCAATTCTACCATAAGAAATGATGTCCATTGCTGCTTGCTTGCCCATACGAGCAATCCAATATACTCTTATTTCATGTGGTTGTTCAGCACAATAATACTCTAAAGGATGCTCGTCGTCAACATACTTGTCAACAATATTTAAGAAATACTTTAACTCTAGTTCAGATTGCCTGAGTTTCCTTTTCCAAATACCAATATCATAATCATTTTTTTCCATATCAATTTGCATCAACTCTCTATCAAGTTCGTCAGGAAGCAATGGCATGTCCCTACTCAATCTTTTTCTAAGAATCTCTGCCTTTCTAAGACTATTTCTATTCTCCATGTATGCATGATACCTAGTTTCAAGTTCCATCAGTGCTTGACGGACTTTTCTCCATGGAGTTAATTGTGGGTCAGCAACAAAATGCTCACACTCATACTCTGTCATGCCACTATCAAATCGCATAGAAGCAGACAAAGTATCAAAGTCTTTCTTGGTGAGTGCGAACTCATCTACAAATGACTTTGCTAAATGTATTTCGTTTGTATCTGAACTTATTATATTTTTAACGTCTGCAATAATATCTGAAAAGTTAGCGTCAGAATTTAAAGACATAGGGTTCTACCTCATACTCTGGTTTACGATCCCAGTCAGTATCAGATATTGTTCTGCCCATCTCAATTGCTTGCTTTTGAGGCAACATGATACCAATGTGATCTTCATATAATATATTTATATCCCATACAGAAGTGCAATTTTCAAATTTCTTTATCAATGTTTGGTATTGTACTAGCATTGTAGATAGTTTATCTTCCCATGCTTCTGCATTTGTAAGTATCTTATTTGAAAGAGTATCTTTGTCAATATGTCTTTCAGCAGATAGGTAGTCTAAGAAAGGAGTTTTACTACCACCTAGTCCTTTATTCGTTAACCATTCTCTTGCTTCGTGCTTTTGAATCTCCCAAGATGCTACTTCTAGATCTGTGGTGTTCTTAAGATTTTTAAGACGTGTGTTAAATTCATCTTCAATAATTTCTTTTGCAAAATATACCATGAAGTCTATAACTTCTTTTTTAATTGCATCTGTAAGTTCGATAGGAACTTTTAAAACTGGGTTAGCAGGAGTCCATGCATAACCAGATGAATCAACTGATGCAGCAACTTTACCATATGGTCTAATTTCTGAGAAGAAGTTTGATCCGTTATACGCTTGTGCTTTTGTGACCTCTAAGTATTTGTGTTCCCATTCTTTAGATATAGTTTGGAAAACTGTTTCACTGACCTCTACACATGAGAAGTGCATCAACGAAAACATTTCGCTGTAGTGCAGTCTGGTATCTCCAGCACTTGCCATGTTGACAAACTGTTCTGGATTGATTTCTTTTTCGTTGACGATTAAGTATCTCATTATTGTGCTCGTTTAGCAGTTACAGAAGCGGATGCTGAACAGCAACCACCAGATGATGTTCCATAATGTCCTTTTGGTCTAGTAGCAGCTGGCATGTTTGTTTCAACGTCAGTAGAGTAATCCCATTTAGTAGTATGGTTGTTCTGCTGTCCGTCGTATTGTCCCATCATGTATCCTTTGTCTTGACCCATCATCATATTTTCTTCACCATAAGCACGAACCTTAGTTCCGTTCTTAAGACCAGCTCCAGATGATCCACTGTATTTAGTCCAAGGTGATGTAACATTGTTACCAGTACCACAATAGAAGTGACCCCACTTAGAAGGAAGTGGTTTACAAACTCCGTCAGGTGCCATGTTGGAAGACCAACCAGACCAATTATCGTTGGAATGATCGACGTAGTATCTACTACCACGGAAGGATACCCAAGATCTATTCTCATCACCACAAGATGCAGTGTGGTCACTACCAGATGGTGAGTTACCTACCTGATACATGATCTCAGATGAGTAGTGAAGTTTACCTACAGCAGAGTTACCTCCACCTAAGTTATAACCAAACTGTTGTACCTGTGCAGTAGCAGTTGAGTTTCTATCTCGGTTAACTGGCATATTCCAACCACCAACAGTTGTATATCCCATGACTCCTCTAGGATCGTCTCCTTCCCAACCATATGGTGAGGTTGGAGAGTAAGTACCACCGCCTGGGTTTGATCCAGTAGTACCAAACATTCGTCTCATACCTGTGTGTAGGTTGATCGAATCTGTAAAGTTGGAAGATCCCGTGAATGCGTTAATGCAACCATGACCATAACCGAAGTAATCACTCCATGTACAGTCAGCGTAAGTAAGTGCTCTAGTTAATTGTTCTCCACAATAGAAAGTAATATCATTTGCATGCCATGTTTTATTAACCGTTCTCCAAGGATTAGATCCTTTATACCCCGCCACCAGATAACCGTGTGTTATCAAACTTCTATATCTGAATCCTGTTAAAGGTGCAGACGCAACTGTTTGACCAGGATACGCCCAGAAAACACCGTTACTACCATCAGATACTAGATACGAACCTCTAGTTACATCAGCTGGTTCTGGAATACCACCACCAACTTCGTCCCAATCAGATCCATTCCAAATTTGTGCCTTACCTTCAGATGTATTGAAGATTAATTGACCTACGTTTGGTGATCCTGGTCTATTCGAGTTTGTAAAAGATGGCAGCTTAAGACCTTGCGTCGTTAAACTCGCATTACCTGTTAAAACTGTTCCAACTGTTAACTGAGACATGGTTACACTACTTTCCTATAAGTTTATTTATGGTTTTGGATGTTGTTCTTTTACATCCTTCACATGTGCATACCAAAGTGATGTTTCTTTACCTGGTATACGACCCTCATCAATGTCATGCCAAAGCATATCCAATTGATCTGCATAAACATTAAAATTTGCTCTTCTTGCAAGATCGTATGGAGGTTCTGGTAATTCTTTTTTCTTAACTTGTCCAATACCACTATCATAGTGGTAGTCAATTGCTCCAAGTTTTTCATCAATTTCATAAGGACCGTCTGCCCATATAAAATCTTCGTGGACTTCAAATCTTACATCTGAACCACCTTTTAGTATTTGTACAACTTCTCCGTTGTATTTATTGATTAGTGACTGATACATGATTATGTGTAATTATAAACGATAACGCATCCTGCACCACCATAGGAGTTGCCATATGCAAAACTGTTTTGTGAATAGTAACCATAACCGCCTCCAGATCCCCACTGACCATGAGTAATCTCTTCTTGGTTATTGGCATAGTGATGTGAACCACCAGCTTTGTGCCAGAAACTGGATCCAGAACCACCTTCTCTATCTGCTCCGTGTGCCATTTCACCACCACCGCCAGGTAAATTAATGTCGCCACCAGAAGCGTTTCCACCAGGTCCTCCCTGATATGGGTTATCAGTCTGACCACCTTGTCCACCAGTCGCAGTTACATAAGAACCAAAGGATGAAGTTCCTCCAGTTCCACCTCTACCACCGTTACGAGCATAACCTCCACCACCACCATAACTGTAGTTTACAGAGTTTACAGTAGATACATCAATATATTTGATAGCAGTTCCACCTCCACCTCCACCAGCACCACGGTAAGAGTTGTCATTAACTCTTGCTCCACCGCCACCACCTGTACAATAGACAAGAACATGAGCACAACCAGTTGGTTTAGTCCAAGTTCCTGATCCACCAGAGGTTGACTTAGAGTTCCATGTACCATCTTGAGAAGTAAATGTTTGAATGCTTATCAAAGCACCAGGTGTCGCCATAGGTTCATAACTACTTCCATTCCATATTCTCAAGTTGTCGTTTTGCAGATCCATTATTTGAACACCAGCGGTGTTTTGGATCTGGTCTACTTTTAAAATACCTGCCATCTTTTGATTCCTTTATACAATAGCCCAGTTACCACTATTATTTATAGTCACTGTATAACCGTTAGCAATAGTGATAGGTCCTGCACTTACACAGTTGACATTTGCTGGTACAGTTACGTTTTCAGAAACTGTATTTGAGTTTGCCTTGAATATTCCATAAGAGTCAATCCACTGCTTAACACCGTTAGCATAAAGAACAGATGTGTTCTGTCCACCACTAAATGTGGAACCTTCAATGTTAACTCCACCAAGAACATGTAGATCATATGTAGGATCTTGTTTCTTGATTCCAACTCTGGATAGTCTGTAAATATCTAGATTGTTAGATGCTTCTGTCCATCTAGATGTTACGAATTCAGAGTTATTCTGGAACAACTGACCATTGATGTTCATGTCACCTTGAACATTCAAGTAGTAACTTCTAGTTGTGTTTGATTCAGAGTCAACACCAGATATTGCTGATGTATTGATACCAACTCTTCTGTCACCTCTTACATAAATTGCAGGAGTGCCATCCCAGTTCTGACCACCATTGTTTGTAGATGGTGTTATTTCAAACGCATTACTGTGACCAATCTGGTTACCAATTCTAAAGTTCCTTTGTGAGTTAGAACCTAAGAAGTATAATGGTGCACCAGAGTTATCATTAGCACTGTCAATAGTAAGAGCACCTGAGAACATTCCAGTTCCACCAACTTCAAATGTGAAATTTGGTAAACGATTTATACCAACACCCATTCTTCTGGATGCATGGATATCACCAACTACTCTGAAACCTAATAATGTTTCTGTACCTTCAACTTGGAACTGTTCGTTGTAAGAACCAAAACCAGTAGTAGCATCACCATGCTGATAGAAGAATCTACCTTGCTGAGTAAATCCGCTAGTTTGATCACTGAATCTAATTCCTACACCAACATTGTTGGTAGTACTGCGGATCATGACACCGCCATCACCTCTAACGTCTAGAGGAGCAGCTGGAGATGTAGTGTTTATTCCGACCTCATTAGCGGATACATCAACAAATAATACACCACTATCAACACTAAGATCATTTGCAATGTTAACTATGCTATTGAGATTTGTAGTACCAGCAACTGTAAGTGTTGAACTACCACCAGTGATGTTCAATGAACCAGTCATTGTATCACCAGTCTTCAATACGTTAAGTGATGCAGAACCAACTAAGTTTGCTGTGATTGTTCCAGCAGAGAAGTTACCAGATCCATCACGTTGTACAGCATAGTTTGGTGTGTTAGAACTTGAGAATTGTATGTTACCTTCGTTCCAAACAACTTGGTTCTTAATTGTAAATCCGTCAGCATTTACAACATCAACGTTAAGAGAACCAGATCCTGCAGATGCATTACCACCTGATGCTTCTATCTTAGCGTTGTAACTAGAAGCGAGCTGAGATGAATTGAATAATATTCTAGGTGTAGTTGCGTTACCATCTTTTCTACCTAATTGTAACTGTCCAACACCGCCATCACTATGTAAGTTACAAACTTCTAGTGTGTTACCATCTTCAATAGTAAAGTCATCAAACTCTACTCTGTTAGATGCAGTACCAACTGTTAGAGCACCAGCAAAGTTACCAGATGTAAGTCTACCAATTAGGATTGTGTAGTCATTAAAGTTATCATTAACATCATCATTGGTAACAACGTTGTCGATAACAAAACTACCAACACCCTGTGCGTTAGCATTGTAAAGGTTTACAGATGGGTTGTTAGGATCGCCAGGTATAAATGGTGCCTGATTAAGTATTTGACCTGAGACATATATTCTAAACTTAGGATCACCAGCAAACGCTTTGATTGTGATCTTATCTCTAAACTTAGTTTCACTAATAAATCTAGGAAGTCTATTATCAGATAATGTTCCGTAGTTAATGTTTAATGCATCCTGATACCAATTACCTTGTCTGTTGTCTAGTCTGTCAGCATCCATTCCAGAATCAACACCATCACTTAATGATGTCCATACCTTCGCCCATGAGTTCCATGTGCTGACTCCGTTACCAGAACCACGAAGGTACATATTGTCATCATTAGCAAATGCAAGTTGTCTTACACCACCAAACGATGCGTCAAAACCAGCAGCACCATTTCTTATGGTTAGAACTAAGTGCTTGGTAGATGTTCCAGTTCCAATACCTGTATTAACTGAAGGATATGCAGTTCCCAATCCATTAGAACTGTTGAATACTGTATTAGAAATAACACCTTCAACAAAACTGTTTGGATTTGGATTAGAGGTTGGGTTGTTAGTACCAGACTGTAATCTAATTGTGTTAGCAGAAGATCCACTAATGTCAATACCATATATACCACCCAATCTGTCTTGTGGAACTTGTCCAGCGAACAAGTGATTTGCATTGGTATAGTAATTACCTTGCTGTCCATCTAATAAGTCAGCATCAAGTCCACTGTCAGCACCAGTCTTAAGTTCAACAGATCCGTTTCCTGCCTGACCAATATTAAATTGTGCTTTCTTATATCTGGAAACACCAATTGTTCCGTAAAGGTCAGCAGAAATTGTTAGGTCAGTAACTCTGTTAATGTCAAGAGAAACGTTTGCATACTGTCTATTAACTGTACTTACTTTAGCATTTAATACTAAACTAGATCCACCACCAAGTGCTGAAGGTGCAACTGTAATTGAGAAGTCAGCATTATATCCAGTACCACCATCAGTAACAGTCATTTCTGTAACAGCGTTACCAGCAACAACAATGTTTGCTTTTAATCCTGTTCCTGTACCACCTGTTAGAGATTGATCAAAGTATTGTCCGTTTGTAAATCCTGATCCGCCGTTTGCGATGATGACATCATCAACAAATCCACCCTGTGTGAAGGTAGACTCAAATGTCATTGGTGATTCACCACGCTCAAACTCAATGATTGTTCCTAATGGAATGTTTTGAGTAACTGGATTATTTAATGATATAGTTGTTAAACCAGCAGCAGTAATAACACCAGTAATACTTGTATTGTTTTGTATTCCAGCAACACCAGAAAGAACATCGTGACCAATAAGAACGTCAGAGTTCGTGCTAAAGATCATAGATGATGATCCAGTATTAACCTGTGATACCAGTTTAGCAAAGTATCTTGTCTCAGCACCTTTGATAGACTGAACTGCTAATGCAAAGTTCTGGTCACCTCTTAAGAATGTGAATGAGTTAGCAGCACCACCTGATGCTAATCTATCTGTTTCAATAACACCTGATGTAATATCTGATGCAGCAATCTGGTTAGATGATAGAGATACCCAGTTGTTAACATTGAATGAAGATGTGTTAATAGTTCTATTAATATTAACTGTATTTGCACTTGGTGTTGTGCTGTCATTAACAGTATCAGTATCTTCAATCTTAATATTGTTAACGATGCTACCATATAATCTACTTTCAATTAAAGGATTACCCTGTGCTTGTTGACCAGCACCTGGAGGAGCAGAGAATGTAACAGTAGGTTGTGTGGTATATCCTTTACCACCTTTAAATCCATTAAACGTCTGGATAGTTACAGTAACAACTTGACCGTTTGCAATTGTACAAGTTGCTGCTGCTGACACAGCACCAGCTGCAGGGTTACCACCTGAGAAACTAACAGTTGGTGCAACAGTGTATCCAGAACCACCGTTAGAGATATTAACTCTGAATACAACACCTTGTCTATATTCTGTTGCCTGTATACGACCACCAGATATACTACCCTCGAAGATATCTCCAATTGTAAATGCTAAATTAGTGTCTACTGTAAATCCTAAGAATAAACTCTCAAGGTCATTGTTTAGAATAAATGACTGTGATGTATCCTGTTGGATTGCGATGTCACCAGCAAGTGCTCCTTCTAGAGAAGTTCTTGATGCTTGATCAGGAACAGTAAATACACTGAAAGGTCTAAGTGCTGGAATCTGGTCAACAGATATCTTACCAGAGTCAGTCAATTCAACCAGTGCTCTAGGAACAGCGTTAGTAGAGTATGGTTTGTTGATGTAAGGTCCTAAGGAGTTAGTGATGTAGTCTCTAACTGCTTTCTGAGTAGGTAGTTTAGAGTCAGTAGCGTTAGCACCACCCAATGTGTTAGATGCATCAAAACCAGTAACAACAACGTCACCACCTTTTAGTTTCAAGAATTCAACTTCAGAGATTGTAACCGTACCAGTAAAGGTAATCGCACCAGTTCTGTTTTCAATTCTAGCAAATGTACCAACCTTGAAGTCTCCAAGTTCGTCAGTACCAGAGACATATACACGACCATATAGTTCAGAAACCTGTTCGTATGCTTCAATCTTAGTACCACCGTTCTCAGGTAGTGCTAGGTAGTTAGTACCTGATCCAGCAAATTCCCAAGTGTGTGATGAGGAGTTAACAATAGATGGTCTATGTAATTTAATACTCTTACCAAGAAGAGCACCAGTAGATACTGGATTACCAGTAGACAAATCGGTCAAGTCCATTCCACCACCAGTACCATCATCAAATGTTAACTGTGCAGAGAATGGAGGACCTACAGTAACAGCAGCAACAACATCAACAAAGTATTCTATGTTTACGTTTGTATTTCTATACCCATCAATTTTACCAACATAATGCTCTAGTGGTTCTCTTCCTAATCCACTAATTGTAAGTATTGTTCTACCTGTAGGTGTAGCAGATACGTTACTGACTATACCTTGGTCAAATGTGTAGCACTCTTCTCTATATCCGACACCCCTTAAAGCAAATGTACCGAAGTTAGTAGCAGAGTTAGTAATAGAACAATAACCACCTGACTCAGCAAGCACACCATCTTGACAGAAGATAACGAACACAGAAACCAACTGTGTGTAACCATCATTAATAACCTTATAACCAGTACCACCAAAAGATACAATCGTGAATGCAGATGCAACCATCGACTTACCCTGATTAGGGAAGGATGCAGTTCCATCTAGTTCAAGACCAGGAAATGGGCAGTTGGGTTGTTTGACTTTAGATCCATCAACCAGTGCACCACCACCTCCTAAGAAAGAGATAACAGATGCGTTCTGTGTATATGGAGATGCTTCAATGATTGGATAATCATCATAGTTACCACGAATTGATACTCTCTTATTAAATTCATCATATAAGAAACTATCAGGATATGTAAAGAGTAGTGAGGCATCAAATAGAGTTCCATATGTTCTTGCTGTAGAACCAGCAGAAGTCGTACCATCCAACACATCAGTCAATGTACTCATGATTGTGTTGATAGATGTAGCAACTCCAGCACATAATGGTGCAGCTCCTGCAGCATATACCGACACAGAGTTTGCATCCATTCTCTTGAATGTATGAACAGCAGATGGTTGATGACTTACAGCGTCAGCTGCTGCAGATACAAATGTGTGAGTTGTGGTTGGAGAATGTGTAATACCATTAGTAGTAGCACTTACAAATGTGTGGTTTGTTGTGTTAGATGATGTTCCAACATTAACAGTCAATGTTCCAGTCTGTCTCTTCAAACCATTTGATGATGCACTGACGAATGTATGTGCTCCACCTTCTGAGTTAGCACCTACATTAATCTCAAATGTATTTTGTGTTACATTAGAAATTGCCAACCAACGTCCACTAACACGATCTGTAGCACGAGGATAAGTGTGATTAGATGCATTACTGTCTAATGTGCAAGTATAAGTTAATGAATCATCATCAAGTTTAATGTAATCACCATTAGAGAAATTATGATTTGAAATAGTTACAGTTATTATTCCTGTAGCAGGATCATATGGTGCATTTGTAATTGTGTGCTGTGTTTCACCTACAGCAGTGATAGTTCTAGAAGTTCCTGATGCAGGGTCAGTGGATCTTGGATATGAATGGTTTGTAGCATTACCGTCTTGAGCACATGTAAATGTAAGAGAGTTATCAAGAATTACAATACCCTTTCCAACACCTAAACCATGTTGACCAACAGTAAGTTCCATGACTCCTGTTGAAGGTGTATATGTTGCATCAGTAGCAGTAAATGTTCTGTTAGCACCAGCAGTTCCTACGTCAACAGTAATAGTTTCAGCAGTTACTGCAGCAATTGGCAGAGATCTTTCAGCAGCATAATCTGTAGATGCACGAGGATAAGTTTTCTGACTTTGGTTGCCATCCATCGCACATGTGAATGTGAGTGAGTCACTAGCAATAACAACACCTTCGCCTACAGTTAAACTATGAGAACCAATAGTTAGAACCAACAAACCAGTTGAAGGGTCATATGTTGCATCTGTTGGAGTAAATGTTAAGTTTGCTCCTGCTGTACCAACATCAACGGTAATTGTAGTTGCAGTTACTGCAGTTACAGGTCTATTATTACCAAATGCTGGTTGTCCTTCTTGTGGATATTTGTGCTCTGTGATGTTGTTATCCATCGCACAGGTCATTGTTAATGAGTCAGGAGCAATTCTAACTTCATTAGATGTTGATACGTTATGTCCAGATGGAACTGTTAATTCTAGTAAACCAGTTCCTGGTTCATAAGTAGCATTTGTTGGAGATAATATGTTAGACGCAGCACTTGAAGTAGCATCAAGAAGTATATTCCAATCTTCAAACTTAGGAATAGGTGATGATAGTTGTGTTGGATTATAAATTATGATTGTTCCGTTAGTTACAGAACCTGTATATGTGTGAGCAACACCAGCAGCAGGACCTGCATCTCCAACATTACATGTAATTGTTGTTGTAACTCCGTTACTTACAAGGTTTGATATGTTAAAACTCTTTCCATAAGATGGATCTGTTTTTGCAGGACCAGGATGGTTTGCTGTTGTACCGTTATATGTACAAGAGAAATTAAGTGCTTCTTCTTTGAATGCAATTCTATCTCCAATAGAAACATCTATTAAAGGAGCAGGGAATGAAACAGTTAATTCACCTGATGTTGAATTATATGTTGCGTTGCTTGGTGTGACTTCAAGAACATTACCATCAGTCCAGTTACGCATTGCTGCGATAGCATATAATTTTGCTCTTCCAACAGCATATAAAGTTGGTGCACGTTGTGCTTCTTGAACACCAGTTAATTGTGTTCCTGTAAAGTATGATTCAGCAGCAGTTAAGATACCATCGTTACCACCTAATACTAAGTCTCTGATTAAACCATCTAATATTTTTCTAACATCTCTACGACATTTTCTTTCTGATGTATCATCAAGATTTAAGAATGGGAAGTATGCTTCTGTATCACGTAATGCTTGATCTGCAATAAGAACTTTGTTTCTAGAAATTAGGTATGCAGCATCTAGATATGTTCCACTAGCATTGTTAGCAATAACATCGTTCCATAAGAATGATAGAGTATCAATAGCAGATGTTACATCATTACAAGCATTTCCACTACCATTAGAACTACCATCTGCATTTAACAAAGCTGTAGATGTAACTACAGTGTCATCAAAGTATCTTGGTA